AAAGAACAACTTAATTTTATTAAACAACGACTTGAAATTGGAGGAACAAAATGACTACTGCTCATCAAACAGTAGAACCTGAAGTCCATTGGTCTTCAGACCAAATGGTAGAGGTGATTCTTAATGAACCTGATGACTTCCTCAAGGTTCGTGAAACTTTGACTCGTATCGGAGTTGCATCACGTAAAGAGAAAAAACTCTATCAATCTTGCCACATTCTTCACAAGCAAGGTAGATACTACATCGTTCACTTTAAGGAATTGTTTGCTCTTGATGGGAAGCACGCAAACTTAACAGTAAATGATGTTCAGCGTCGTAATCGTATTGCACGTCTTCTCGCTGACTGGGGACTTATCACCGTAGTCAACCAAGACAAGGTTGCAGACATTGCTCCCTTGAATCAAATCAAAGTTCTTTCTTATAAGGACAAAGGTGATTGGATTCTTGAACAGAAGTATAATATCGGTAAGAAAGGAAAAGCAGTAGAAACCGAATAAATAGTAGAGTGCCATTCGTGCGGCACTCTACAAAAGTCGGAACACCCTAAAAAGAGGTTCGGTTTTGCCGATACCTCTTTTTTTCGTTTTATTGTTAAATAGTATTGGATGCCGAAAGGGTCCACACAACACAAACTCGCTTTTAAAGGAGCTACTATAATGAACAACCTCACGAGGTATACTTCTGCAGATCTTCCTGCCTTGATGGAAAGAATTACTCGCAATAGTATTGGAATGGATGAATATCTTGATCGTCTATTTCACCTTCACGAAACTACCTCTAACTATCCTCCATATAATTTGGTTCAAGTTAGCAACGTAGAATCAAGACTTGAACTTGCACTTGCTGGATTTAAAAAGAAAGAAGTCTATGTTTATACACAAGATGGAAAACTTTTCGTCGAGGGACAAAAGGAAGATAAAGAATCTGATTCCAACTACGTCCATAAGGGATTGGCTCAACGATCTTTCAAAAGAGCGTGGACACTTGCAGATGATACAGAAGTCGCAGATGTATCCTTTGAAGACGGACTCCTCTCTGTCAACTTGAAGAAGATTGTTCCTGAGCATCACAAACGAAAGGATTATCTCTAAATAAAAATAAAAAATGAAATCATTCGACGAGTTCAAAACAATCGCATATAAGAATGCTGTTCCTCATACTGTTTATTCTGGAGGAAAGCAAAAAAACATTCCAAAAGGGAAAGCAGTTCCTGTAAGAAGTCGTTCAAGTGCTGGTGGTAATGGAGATGGTGACGGTGGTGGTAATGGTGGTGGAGGAGACGGCGGCGAATAAATAGATTTGAATATCGTCGGCGCGAGGAGCACCTGGCAAAATCCAGGTTGACTCCTCCTTTTTTTATTGGTAGAATACTGAGAGGTATGGAGTAAAGATGACTGTAAAACTTGTTCTATTAAAGTCTGGTGAGAAACTCATTTCAGACCTTAAAGAAGGTTTTGTTGAAGATAATTTAGTTTGTTATTTGCTAGAAAAACCTTGCACAATATCCGTCAATGGAACCTACAAGATCCTGGAAGAAGATGGAGTTGAAGGTGGAAATAAGGTAAGTATTTCTCTTCAATCTTGGCCATCTTTTTCAAAACAAACTACAATTGAAATTAATCCAGATTGGATTGTTACAATTTTGGAACCAAGTGATGAAATAAAAGAAACCTATGAAAGTCAAGTATTAGGTATAACAAAAGAGGAAAATGAAGATGATCAAAGTATTAGCTTTACAGAATAATTTGATTCTAATTAGTCAAATTGATGAAGTTACTTCTGAATTGGGAGAACCAGATTGTAAACTCACAAAACCATTTGTTGTGAAAAATGACCAAACAATGGAACCATTCCTTTTTGGTTACACAAAACAAGATACTTTTATGATAAGTTCTGATAAGATTGTAACTCTTGCAGAACCTAGTCCAACACTTCTTGAAAAATATGAGGATTTAATTAAGTAATGTCACAACGCTTTTATACTAATGTTCAGTTGATTGGAAATCAATTTTTGGTTCGTGGAGTTGAAAATGGGAAGAGATTCGAAACTAGAGATGAGTTTTTCCCGACATTATATGTAAAAACTAAAAAAGATTCTAAGTATAAGACATTAAGTGGTGAAGCAGTAGAACCAGTAAAACCTGGTACGGTAAGGGACTGTAGAGAGTTCTACAAAAAATATGAAGGTGTAGATGGATTTGAGATCTATGGCAATGACCGATATATTTGCCAATACATTTCAGAAAAATATCCAGAAGATGAAATTAAGTTTGATATCAGTAAAATTAAACTTGTAACTCTTGATATTGAAGTTGCTTCTGAGGCAGGATTCCCTGATGTAGAGTCTTGCTCTGAGGAGATTCTTTCTATCTCTATTCAGGATTATACAACTAAAAAGATTATTACTTGGGGAGTAAAACCTTTTAATCATAATCGCAAAGATTTAACGTATCACTATTGTCCATCAGAGTATGAACTTCTGAACCATTTCATCAATTATTGGATGGTTGATGTTCCTGATGTTATTACTGGTTGGAATATTCAGTTGTATGACGTTCCTTACATTTGTAAACGTCTGAATCGTGTGCTTGGCGAAAAACTGATGAAACGTTTTTCCAACTGGGGACTTGTAACAGAGGGTGAAGTGTTCATTAACGGACGCAAGCATACTGTCTTTGATGTTGGTGGTTTGACACAACTTGATTACCTTGATCTTTATAAGAAGTTCACTTATAAAGCGCAGGAATCTTATCGCCTAGATTACATTGCTGAAGTAGAACTGGGACAGAAAAAACTAGACCACTCCGAGTATGATACCTTCAAGGACTTCTATACAAAGGGTTGGCAAAAGTTTATTGAGTATAACATCATTGACGTTGAACTTGTTGACCGTTTGGAAGACAAGATGAAACTAATCGAACTTGCTCTTACAATGGCGTATGATGCAAAGGTGAATTATGCCGATGTGTTCTATCAAGTTCGTATGTGGGATAACATTATCTACACATACCTCAAGAAAAGAAATATTGTTATTCCTCCAAAGAATAAAACTCAAAAGGATGAAAAATATGCTGGTGCTTATGTAAAAGAACCAATTCCTGGAATATATGAATGGGTGGTGAGTTTTGACTTGAACTCGCTTTATCCACACTTGATTATGATGTATAACATTTCTCCAGAAACTCTATTGGAAGAAAAACATCCAACAGTTTCTGTGGATAAGATTTTGAACCAAAGTCTTAATTTTGAGTTGTACAAAGATTATGCAGTATGTGCCAACGGGGCAATGTTCCGTAAGGATGTTCGTGGGTTTCTTCCTGAATTAATGGATAAGATTTACCAAGAACGCACCATCTATAAAAAGAAGATGCTTGCTGCTGAGCAAGAGTATGAAAAGACTAAGAATAAGGAGTTGGTTAAAGAAATTGCCCGCTGTAATAACATTCAGATGGCACGTAAGATTCAACTCAACTCTGCCTATGGTGCTATCGGTAACCAGTATTTTCGTTATTACAAACTAGCAAATGCTGAAGCAATCACATTGTCTGGACAAGTTTCTATTCAATGGATTATGGATAAAGTTAATTCTTACCTGAACAAAATTCTTAAAACTGGAGATACTGATTATGTCATTGCTTCTGATACTGATTCTTTGTATATCAATATGGGTCCTTTGGTTGAGAATGTATTCAAAGGAAGAGAGAAAACTACTCAAGGCATTGTTTCGTTCCTTGATAAGGTCTGTCAAGTGGAATTTGAAAAATATATTGAAAGTTCTTACCAAGAATTGGCGGATTATGTAAATGCTTATGAGCAGAAAATGTTTATGAAACGTGAGTGTATTGCTGAGCGTGGTATTTGGACCGCGAAGAAGCGATATATTCTCAGTGTATGGGATAGTGAAGGTGTTCGATATAAGGAACCTAAACTCAAAATCAAAGGTATTGAAGCAATCAAGTCTTCTACACCAGCACCTTGTCGTAAGATGTTGAAAGAATCATTTAATATTATGATGAGTGGAACGGAAGATGATATGATTAACTTTATTGGTAGTTGTAGAGAAAACTTTAAAAAACTTTCTCCAGAACAAATTGCATTTCCACGTTCTGCTTCTGATGTTCAGAAATATTCTTCTTCATCTGACATTTATATCAAAGGAACCCCGATTCACGTTCGTGGAGCACTTTTGTTTAATCACTACATCAAACAAAATAAATTAAACAACAAATATTCACTTATACAAAATGGTGAAAAAATTAAGTTTGTTTATTTAAAAAAACCAAATATTATTCACGAAAATGTAATCACTTTTATTCAAGATTTTCCAAAGGAACTTAATCTTGACAAATACATAGATTATGAACTACAATTTGAGAAAGCATTTCTAGAACCACTCAAGATTATCCTTGATTGTATTGGGTGGAGCGTAGAAAAAACTGTAAACCTTGATTCATTTTTTGCTTAATGGACTTTTTAAAAGATATTGTAAAAGAGATTGGTGGCGAATATACACAACTTGCCTCTGATATTGATGAAACTGAGAGATATGTTGACACAGGTTCGTACATTTTTAATGCACTGGTTTCAGGTAGTATATTTGGTGGTGTATCTGGGAATAAGATTACTGCTATTGCTGGAGAGTCTAGTACTGGAAAAACTTTCTTCAGTCTCGCCGTTGTTAAGAATTTTCTTGATACCAATCCCGATGCTTATTGTCTCTACTTTGATACTGAGGCTGCTATTACCAAATCCCTTGTAGAATCTCGTGGAATCGATACTTCTCGTCTTGTTGTTGTTAATGTTGTTACAATTGAGGAGTTTCGTAGTAAAGCACTTAAAGCGGTAGATATATACCTTAAAAAACCAGTAGAAGACCGCAAACCTTGTATGTTTGTGCTAGACTCTCTGGGTATGCTTTCTACCGAAAAAGAAATTACTGATGCACTCAATGATAAACAAGTTCGTGATATGACCAAATCACAACTTGTCAAGGGAGCATTCCGTATGCTTACTCTTAAACTTGGTCAGGCAAACATCCCAATGATCGTTACCAATCACACTTATGACGTTATCGGAGCTTACGTACCAACTAAAGAAATGGGTGGCGGTAGTGGACTCAAGTATGCAGCCTCTACGATCATCTATCTCAGCAAAAAGAAAGAAAAGGATGGAACAGAAGTGGTCGGCAATATTATCAAAGCTAAGACTGCTAAGTCGCGTTTGAGTAAGGAGAACAA